GACCTCAGATAACATTTGAAGAAGTTGAATTAAGACATATGAATGTGTCAAGATATGTTCATGGAAAAGGAACTTGGCAACCAATTACAATGACATTATATGATCCAATTGTTCCTTCTGCATCACAAGCTGTTATGGAGTGGATAAGATTATCACACGAATCAGTAACTGGTAGAGATGGATATGCTGATTTCTATAAAAAAGACATAACATTCAATACTTTAGGTCCTGTTGGTGATAAAGTAGAAGAGTGGAAATTAAAGGGTGCATTCATTCAAGACGCTAACTTTGGTGACTTGAGTTTTGATGATGTGACTCCAGTCGAGATAGAATTAACAGTCAGATATGATTATGCTATACTTCAGTTCTAAATGATAAAACATAAATCATTAACAAAACCCTCAATTTTTATTGGGGGTTTTTTGTTTTTGTATATATTTATATATGAGTTATTTATAGGTACTTTATGAAAACAACATTTGAAGATATAATAGAAGTAGTTTTAGAACATGAAGGCGGTTATGTAAATGACCCACACGACGCTGGTGGGGAAACTAACTACGGAATCGCCAAAAGATGGTATCCTAACGTGGATATCAAGAATCTCACAATAGAACAAGCCAAACATATATATCACACAGATTATTGGAAACCAGCAAAATGTGATAGTGTTCCACCACATTTAAGACATATTTATTTTGATATGTGTGTTAATTTTGGTAGAGGTGGTGCTGTAAAGGTATTACAAAGAGCTGCTAATGCTAAAAACAAAAACAAGATTGACGTAGATGGTGGTATGGGCCCAATGACTTTAAAAGCTATAAAGAACTTAGAGTTAGAAAGAGTTAGGTCTTACAGAGTATTAAGATTCGCTAACTTGGTTATAAAGAAACCAGAACAAGAGAGATTTTGGTTTGGTTGGTATAAGAGAGCAACGGAGGTATAGAATGGCGGAAGAACATAAATATGCAAGTGAAGTTATAGATTTACCAAGTGATGGTAAACTTTATCCAGAGAATAGTCCTTTACGAGAAGGAAAATTAGAACTAAAATACATGACAGCTAAAGAAGAAGATATTTTGACATCACAGAATCTTATCAAAAAAGGTATGGTGATTGAGAAATTACTCGATTCTCTTATTTTAACTAAAGGTGTCACATCTAATGATTTGGTGTTAGGTGACAAAAATGCTGTTATGGTTGCAGCTAGAATACTAGCGTATGGGCCTGATTATGAATGTGAAGTAACCAATCCAAGTACTGGAGAGGTATCAAAACAAGTATTTAATCTGGCTGATTGTCCATTTAAAAAACCATCCGATGATGTTAAAGAAAATAACTTTGAATTTGAACTACCTATATCTAAAAAGAAAGTAACTTTCAAAGTGTTGACAGGTAAAGATGAGAAAAACATTGAAAAAGAATTACAACAAATAGCCAAATTAGGTTCAGATGTCCAACCAGAATTAACCACACGATTAAGATACACCTTAACATCAGTTGAGGGGGATACAGACATTGGTAAAATAAATACCTTTGTACAATCCATGTTATCAAGAGATTCATTGGCTCTAAGGGCTGAGATTTCAAAAGTGTCACCTGATATAGAACTAGAACAAGAAATAGAATTAGGAGGTGAATCCGTCAAGGTAGCAATACCGATGACGGTTGGGTTTTTTTGGCCTGACTCCACAATATAAACCACATCTACATAGAGAGATATTTCAATTAGTATATAGGGGGAAAGGATTTACACATGCTGATGTGTATGAAATGCCCACATATTTGAGAAAGTTTTATACTGAAGAGTTAATTAGTTCAATAAAATCAGAAAATGAAGAAATAAAGAAAGCAAGTCAGAAATCTCAATCCACAATACCTAAAACTCCTAGCATAAATCCAAGATTAAAAAGATAATTTTCTACATTGTTGATATTTATATATGAATAGTTCCGTAATTAGGAGAATTTTATGTCAAATAAAAAATCATATATGAGTAAAGAAAACATTTTGTCTGAAGGTGTATTGGACAAATTGTTACGCAAACTAAAATCATCAAGACTATCAAAAGATAAAAAAATTGTTTCTGATTTAACAGGTTTGAATAAAAATGTGTTAGAGCTTGAAAAGGAACTTAACAAAAGATTTAAAGAATTAGACCCAAAACATAAACCAATAAAACTCAGTAAATATAAATTAAAGGATTTTATAAAATAGAGAATTTAAATGGCAGATAATTTTAAAGAACAAATAAATCAAGCTCAAAAGTTAAATCAATTAACTCAAGAAAGAATTGATAAAGAGAAAAAGTTTACGGATTCTACTCTTAAAGATAGAGTTAAAATCTTAGATGACATTGTATCAAACCAAGATGATTTAAATAAACTACATGAACTTGAAAAAGATGTGGCTACCAAAGTAAACAAACTTCACAAAACTGGACATACTGAGTTAGGTAAAAAATATAAAGTTG